GTATAATCTCTAGAACCATCATGTGCAATTATGTCATCTAATGCTACAGGAGTCCTTCTAGCAAGTCCACTAGAAACATCAGGTATCATATTTACTTGTTCTTCTAATTGGTTGTCTAATCTAACACTAGGTGCTTGCTGTGAAACACCATTTGTTAAACTACGGACAACACGACTAATTAAGCTCATATTACCTCCTATCTTCTATTTTTAAATGCTATATTATAGCCTCTTGTTGTTGCTACCATATTTAAGTCTCTATTATCAATATCCTCTCTCTCTACTTCTAACCTATATCTTGTTATATCTTTTTGTATAGCTGCTTCTGCCACAGGTGATCCAAAATATTCAGCATTATACCTTAATTTTGCTAGGGCTACTATATACTGTCTGAATGACTGAGGAAGGTTTATAAAAGTTAATTCAGTTACCAAATTTAATATTACTGATTCTGTAAATACATCTGTGTTTTCTACTTTATTAAATATTTTAAAACCACGTTGTACATACCTACCATAATCATTTGGTAGTTCACAGCGTAGTGTGTCTGATGGTAAATTTATATAACCATTTCCATCAGGTGCTTTTTCAAATTGGTCAAGTTCATTAAACCACCAACCTCTAGCTTGTTCTTCTTTTGAAACTTCATTTAATATTCTCTTAGCAATAATTGCTTGTTCATAAGTACTTGAAGTACTCGATACTGCTGCATCACCAGTTACACTTAGTATCTGGTTCATTGCATCTAATTCTATATTTGTAGACATATAAATTCTCCTTATTTAGTTTTTTAAAAAAAAGGGGAAGCAATTAAGCCTCCCCCTATATAACCCCTATAAGGAGTTATTATTATGCATTAGTCATTTCAAGTGAAATAGCTGATGCATGGTTAAGAATACCATAACCAACAGCCATTTTCCCTGCCATTAAGTAAGCAAGTTTCTGAGGAATGTAATCAACTCTTACATTTACAGAAAGTAATTCTAAAATACCAGCACACTCTTTAGCAAATAAAAGTCCAACACAGTTAGTTACTCCTGTTGTTCCAACAAAAGCTGGAAAGTGTGGTGAGTAAACTACTTTAGAACCTAGTACCATTGGTACTCTACCTGATTGTGCGTGAGGATCACTAATCCAAGTAACACCAGAGTTTTGTGCGTTGTTAAGTAGTGCAAAGTAGTGTTGTGGTCTTAGTAAGAATACTGGATCACCAACAGCGTCTTTGTCTCTGAACTCAGTCATTGCAGCAGCCATTGAAAGGAATACCTCTTCACCTGTAGCTACACCTGAAACAGATACTATGTCTCTTTCTGACTTAGCTGTAAAAACGTCATCACCATTAGTGCTAAAATCTCTAAGACCAGCAGTAGTAGCAGCAGCAGCATCAACTACTCCAGCAGCTTCAATTACCTTAAGGATAATGTCTTGATCTACTTTTTTAGCTAGTGCTCTACCGATAGACTCAATTTGTGCTGCTTTAGAGTTATAATGTGCCATTGCTTCATCTAAATCAGATAACCAAGAGTGTGCTACAGTAAGATCACCAATTATGATTTCTCTCTCTGTTGCATTGATAGATTTATCCCCAAGGTCAGTGATAACCGCTTCTTTTCTAGATGAAGCTTCAGCATTACCTACGATTGGGAAAGATTTAGACTTTCCAGACTCGATAGAGTCATTTGTGATTAGTGGTCTAGCCACGTTTGTTGATTGAAAATACTTTAAAACGTCTGTTGCTGCTTTCTTTTGAAATAGCTCTCTGTCTACTGTACCATTTAGTACAGCACCATCGTTAGCACCTATTGAACCATAAGCCATAATTTACCTCCATGTTAGAACCCAGATAGATTTCTCTTTGCTTCTACTTTCGCAGCGAATTCTGGGTCTTGTTTATATTTAATATCCATTGTATCTCTGATGTACTCTTGAGGGTTAGAATAAGGTCTACTCCCTTCATTTGATGTACCACCAGATTCGATCACTTTGTTAGGGTCTTGACCGTTTGCCCTTAGATATCTAGCTTGTAAACCTTCAACAGCTAATTTTGCTAGTCCGATATCACCAGATTTTAATACAGCATGGTTAAAAGATGCAATATCAGTGTCATCAAGATTAGCTAAAGCCCATTCTTGTAACTCACCATATGCCTCTTTACTACCTACTACACCCATAATCTCGGAATCATTCTTTGCAATCTCAGCTTGTCTACCACTCACAATAAGATCAAAATGCTTATCAATACCAGCCTCAGCTAGTTGTTGTCTCTGCTCTTCTGATAACTCACCATTAATAGCGGCACTAACTAATTTATCTAAATTTTCTGAAAAGGATTCGCCAGCTTCCACATCACTAGGTTTATCACTCTTCTGTAAACCAACTTCACTTCCATTAGTCTTAATTGAAGTATCTTCTTGCTTACCTTGTGTAGAGGTTTGCTGAGTTTCTTCACTTACATTACTAACATCTTGTGCCGATGTATCTACATTACTATCACTTACTTGTTCTGAATTTGTATTTTCAGCGTCCATTTATTCTCCTGTTTTACTAGCAGCATTAATTGTTGGTGCTATAGCATTTTGTTGCATTTGAGCACGTTGCTGTGCCTCTTGTTCAGCTTGTAATTCCTCTGTTGTCTTAATAAGTTCAGCAGTACCAATATCTAAACTATTAGCAATTCTAGCAATCATTTCTGGCATCTTAATATAAGCTCCAAATTCTTGTCCTAGTGTTTGTTGTAATAGTCCTATGAAAGTACTCATAGCATTAAACTCAGTTCCTCTACCTAAAGCAGCAGAACCAGTTGTAACTTCTAATTCAATTGAGTCTTTTAAAGCATCATTAATCATACCTTTATTTCTTAATCTAACTAAGTATAATTTAACCAAAGGTTCTTGTAATACATTAGCTAGAGTTGAGTAGATACCCCCAAGAGACACTTCTAGCTCCTGTGATACCCTTCTGATCTCTTCAGCAGTTACTCTTTCAGCATTACGTCTAACTGAACTATCTAATAAAAAGATAGTACTTAAATCCATGCGAAGTGTCTCTGCTTCTGATTGAGCAATTTGTAAATCCATTCTTTTTTCTGCTTGTATTACTCCAACGTCATCAGGATTACCAAGTAGTACATCACCAGACCTAGCTGATTGTAACTTTTTTACAGTTAATGTAGCATTAGGTTTAATAACATATATGATACGTGCAGATTCAGCAGCAGCTTCTAATATTGACTGTCTTAAACCTTCATAAGAATTTAAATCACCAATAAAATCTTCAATATATGATCTACCATAATCTTCACCTCTATCGACAAATGGTACAAATACATATGGTAGTTCCTTTTCTTTAAACATACCTTCAGTATCTTTCATCTTCTCATCAAATATCTCTTGGTGAACACTATATTTACCATCAGGTTGCCTCTTAATTACAGTATAAACATCCATAGACTTTGCATCATCTTTGTGTTTCTCTGTGAATTCTAATGATGACATAACCTGTTCCTGAGCATCTTTATCTAACTCAGAGAAAACTATACAATCCTTAACAATTAATTCTAATATTTTCTTAGATTTACTTCTCTTAATTACAAAATTTTGTAATGGAATTACTTTAGGGTCTTCATTTTTTGGTATATGCATAACTGCACTACCACCAACTATACACTGTTTAATTATATCAACAAGTGTTGACCTTAGTTGTGAAATTTCCATTTCATTGACAATACTTCTTTCAAGAATCTGTAAGGCTTGATTAATTTCACCTTCTCCTTTATTCATACTCTTTAGTGTTAATGGATTAATACCCATCTTAAAGAATGCTGTTGCAGGGGGGAATAAGGTTAGAATAATTTTATTTGCCAAGTTATTAACACCTCTTGCCCCAAGGGACTGATAGGGGTTAGGATAACCTTGAGATTCTGTGGAACTATCATAATGACCATTATATAACTGAGGAATAGTTACCTTAGAGGCATCTTCAGCTCTAGTTAAATAGTCTTTACGCTTTCCAAGCATTTTGTCAAACTTTTTCTTAGCACTCATTATGATTGTAGTCCTGTCTTACCTTTTGACAATCCCATGCCAGAAGATACAGAAGCTCCTTGAGTCCTTTTTCCTTTACTTCCTAGTATTACAGTAGCACCTTTATTAGCATCTTCATTTTGAACTCTTCTCATAGCTTCATCACGCTGTGCATTTTTCTGCTTTTCTAATGCTGCTGCTCTATTCTTAGCATCTTTTTTTACTGCATCTTTTGCTTCTTGTTTTTGTTTTACAAATGGATCAAGATGTATACCATCACCACTAGCTATTCTATCTACTTCACCAAAAACATCAGAAATACCTTTTACTGTTGTTTTTAATACATCCTCAATTGGATTACTCTTACCACCCATAATTACCCTCCTTATTGTTTTACTATAATTAGACTTGGAAGTGTCCTACTATTAGACTTCTTATGGGATTCTTCTACCTTAGCTATAAAAGCTAGACACTCTTCATAAGTCATCTTATTAGTAAAGCCAGAACCATCAACCATTATTTTAAACATTTCTATTTCTGGTTTATCCTCACGTTTCTTTGGTTTAACCTTTGGCTTTATGAGCTTTTCCTCTGGTTTTCCATATTTACGCTCACTTTTACTCGTCCTTGTCATCTTTAACTCCAAATTTTAAATCAAAACATTCAGCACAGTATTCTCTACCATCTTCAGTTCCATATGCTCTTTGACCATATTGAGATAAAGAGACTAACTCTTGACACTCTTTGGCACATTCTTTGCACTTGAATTCTTGCACTTTTTCTCCTTTGAGATTTTCTCTGTATACTCATCAGCCCACTCTTGTAATACTTCATCTGATACACTCATTATCTCTATTGGATTAAATGTTTTATCAAAGTTTTTAAGAGTTATAAGATCAGGATAATTTAATATTCTAGCCTGTCCCATTTGAGCTAATAGATTCTCTTTTGCATCATCAATAGAATTCTTATAAGCAACATAGTATCTAACAAATGTCTCTCTAAGTAATTCTAATTCATTCTCACAGTCCATTAATGCTCTTTCAGCTTTAACCTTACCAATTCTAGGACAGCCTTTATACCCATCAACTGCATCACCAGTTAACACCTGAGTATATAACCATCTGTTTGCTTCTAGTTCAGTAGGTTTGATAAATTCTTTCTTTTTAAAATCCCATTGTCTACTAGGTATAGTTCTAAGGTCTTTATCTTGAGAGTATATAGAAATAGTATCATCTGCTGTGGCAGCAATGCCCATACAGTCATCTGCTTCTAACTCTTCAATCATCATTAATTGATACTTCTCAGCATTCTCTTTTTGATATTCCCTAAGCCATTTAAGACCTAATGGTTTTTTAATATGTGATCTATTGGATTTATAAGTATCATACTTTCTTTTACGAAAGTTCTTATCACAAGATATAGAAAAGATAATATCTTCTCTTGCATATCCACATAATTCACCAATGTCATCTAGAGATTTTTCTAATAATCTAACCATAGCTTCTTTGTCAAAAGATTCGCATATCTGATCACCAAAATCTGATATATCTTCAGTTACTCTACCAATAGTAAAGTTAACAATATCACCATCTACAATTAATGTTTGTTTCTTATTTTCCATAAGTTCCTCTTTCATTTAAGTATTTAATAGCATTTTTTAGTATATCAACACTATCTCCTAGTTTTCCTAAACCAGTGTTACATGCATTACATAATAACCCTCTGATGTCTCCTGTGTCATGGTTATGATCTACACTTAACCATTTAACTTCACCTTTAACATCTTTTATCACTTCTGGATTTTTACATATAGCACATACACCTCTTTGCTTTAGAAATAGTTTATTATAATCATTAATACTCAGATTAAACCTAGCTTTAAGATTTTTACCTCTAATAAAATCTGGTTGTGTTTTTTGTTTATGTACTAATTTAGTTCTGACACAACACTTACACATAGCCCGATAACCATCTTTACTAGCCTTACGCTTGGTGAATTCTGATATTAATTTTAATTCTTTACATTTTGTGCATTTTTTATTCTGCACTTTTTAACAACATTTTAGCAATTTTTTTACACATATCTTCAGGGCTTAGTGTATTGCTAACTCTATGTTTAAAATCATAAGTATCAAGTGAACATTCAGTTGGGTCTTCTTTTCTACTAATATCTACATTAGAACCACGTTGCTCACCATCAATTCTAATTAAAAATCCAACCTTATCAATAAAGTTAGCTTCATTTTCAAACCTAACATCATCACAAATTAAAACCTCTTTATCAGTTTCAATAGCATATTTAGCTAACTGGTCTAACCAAAAGTCAGGATTTTTATTCCTACCCCATAAACCAATAGCTATTAATAAATCTCTATCTTTTTCACCTTCCATTTCTAAACCATACATTTTATATAGTGCATCTTGTGCATTATAAATAGGTTTAGCTAATGATATTCTTTCAGACCTATGTTTACCTAAAGCCTCAACCAATATATTAGTTACAGTACTTTTTCCAGTACCCATTTTTCCTGATATTCCGATAATTAATTTCTTCATAATAATTCCTTATTTTCTGAATCGTTTTTCTTGTGTTCTACCATAAGCATATATTGATATAAATGCTGTTGCCATAAGATAAAAATCTTGTGGTAAATCTTCTAGTATTGGTAGATATATATCTAAGTTTAGATAATTTACTATTAGTTGTAGTAAATGATATAAAGGGAATCTAACAAATATAGCCATAAATACTATCAATGCAGCTATAGGTCGCCAGCTTCTTTGTAACCAAGAGTCAGATTGCATTTCAGCTAACCTAATATCTCTATCAGCTTCTACAGCAGATTTCAATGCATCATTATATGCTTTCTCAACCTCTGCTTTAAACTTTTCAGCTTGATTTTTATCTGGTATAAATTTATTTACTGTTGACAGTATTTCAGATATCACTAGACCCTCCTTTGCTCCTTTACCATTTTTTGTATACCTTTAAGTCTTTTCCATAATTCTTGCGGAATAACTCTACCATCTGCTGATAACAGTAAAATCTCTTTAGACAGATAAGCTACCTCACCTAATAAGAAATTTAATATATTATTAACATATAAATCTTCCGTAGAAATTCCTCTATCAAAAGTAGCTGGTCTTTCTGGATCATAGTCTTCACTTGGACATCTT